ATTATTTTTATATTAACAAGAAAGAAAACGATTATTTTTATAACTCACTAGAAATGAGTTCGATTAATTTAATCTACCTGGATTTCGATTTGTTCATTAGGTAAAGGAATGTCGATATTAAACCACTCTTTCGCCCATCTGCGGCAATCCTCGTGGAATTCTTCTTGTTCGCTGGTTGTATGTTGTTTAATACTTCCCGCAACCCTTATAATTTCGCCAGTTCTTTTATTCGCTTGTTCCTTCCAATTACAATTCGTTTTCAATAACTCGTGAACCTCGTTAGAATCCATTTTCTCGCCCCATTCAATAAATATTGCCTCTCTTATCAATGAAACAATAACACCGAAATAATAACCCCTTTGAAGGTCTGAATGTTTTTTTCTTTTCCTTTCAATTGTAATTACGATTTCCTTTCCTTCGTGATCCTTTAAACAATTAACCAGGAACTTTCGATTCCTGGTTAAATTGCCGTCAACGACTTTAGATTTTATTTGTACTTTCTTAATCATTTTATCATTAGATTAAAATTTTCCTGAATATAAGCCGAAGGAATATCTTCGTTTTTCAGATCCTTTTTAATTGCAGCCTTATCGATTTTAGTTGTAACAATTTGCGTTTTATATTTCTTTGGAATTAATTCTTCGTTCTCAATAATTAACGAACTCGACTTCCTGGTTTTAAAAGTAATTGTTCCGATTGTAAATTCTCCAAAGGTTTTAACTGCATTTAATAAACTATTCTTTAAACGATCAATACTATTGTCGTTAATCCTTTTAAGCCCTTGTAATCGCTTTATTTCTTCGCTTACGATTAAATTAAATGCTTCCTTTTGTTTTATTATTTCCAAATAACCTACGCCTTTTTTTTGTAGATCCTTTTCGTTTATCTCCAGGGCTGCCGCCATTTCTTCCGTAATCTCTCCTTCCGCTTCTTCAATTTGTCGCATCATTCCCGAATAATCTTCCTGGATATTAAATAACGATTTGTTTTTTACTGGTTCTAATTGTTGCCTTTCGAAGTCCATTCCGTTTTCGGCTTCGTTTCTTTTGTCAATTGCTTCGTTTTTCATTTTCATATTATTTAAAGTTTAAATTAATTCGTTTAATTGTTCTTCTAATTTTGTTTTGAAATCTCTTTTCATTTTATGAGTTTGCGAAGAATACTTTTCGAGGGTTGCATTAATTCCTTTTACATCGCTTCGCATAGCTGCTTCGAAATTGTCTGAAGTTAACCACGTAATTTGAATTTCTTCTCGCTTCTGCGTGTTTTGGGTTGTGTCGTGATCTAAATTATTATCCGTTATGTTAAAGGTATTCATTAACAAATAACGCTTCGTGTAGGTCATCGCCCCGCCTAATTGTTGAGCGACATTAGTTGCCTTTATTACTGGAATATCCGAAGCCATTTCGTAAGATACTGGATCGCTTTCTTCGTCCTCTAAATCGTAAACATTTAGTCGGCCATAAATACCAAGGTCGTTTCGAATCAAATCAAATTTATAAAATAATTTTTCTGTTAAACATTCCTTCGAAACTAATTCCTCGATTTGTTCAGGTGTAAAATAATCATATCCCGAATAATCATTATTACCACCTTTTGAAACTTCAGTTTCTTTGATCCTGGTAATTACATTTTGAATTTTATTTAAAGTCTTAATCATATTATTTATGTTTTGAATTATATTTTATTTTTTTAAATTCGTATCCTTTATGTTTGAAAGGGTAAGGAATTTTTTTAATTGTGTGATACTGAAAACTTTTATACGCTTCGCATATTCCAGTTAAAGAACCCCACGCCTCGACCGTTTTGTTTTCCTGGTCGTTTTCTTCTTTGATAATAATTACTTCTTTTGGCATAATCTTAATTTTAATTAGTGTTTATTTTAAGGGGGTTTTAAAGCCCCCTTTTATTTTATCTTGCGTATGAATCCGACAACATTTGTTCCTTCATTCTGTCGGTAATTTCTTCTATTTCCTGAACACTTCTATAACCGTTCGATTGTGTCATTTTATCAAATCTATGTAAATACGTTTTACCGATCTTCATTACTTCCGAATAATGTTTGTAATATCCGATCCAATAAGAAACATTTACGGTCGGTATTAAATCGAAATAAACTTCCTTTTGACATTCAAGAATCGCTTCCGCATTATGAAGTTCTTTATCAGTTTCTAAAGTGTTTTTTCCTTCTCGAATTAACTCAGTATTTAAACGAACAATTCTTTCGTTTTCCTTTCTTACTTCGTTGTTTAAATTGAATTCTTTTAAATTTGTTTTCATCATATTAGTTTTAAAGTTCAATGTAAAGATAGTAATTTATTTTATAATCACAAGCGTTTTATAAAAATAATTCGTTTTTTTATTTTTTTTATTTAAAAAGGGGGTTTGATAGCCCCCTTCGTTTTTTAATATCCTAAAGATTTTACCATTCCCGCAGCTAAATAATCTAAGTAATGAAAAACATCCCCGTTCATAAAATCAATTTTTACTAAAGTTGTTTTTATTTGGTTGTGATACTGCTTCGCAGCCTCAATATAATCGATTAACATTTCATAAGTTAAACCGAAATGACCTTCTAAATTAATTTCGTGTTCAATTGTCTTTCCTTTTTCCTCGATCAATGTTGTTAAATAGCTTTTCATATCTTTTAAGTTTTAAATTCTATGTAAAGATATAAACTATTTTGATATATTAAAGAAGGATAACGATTAATTTTACACTAATTCGTTAACTAACTGAAAACCAGGACGATTAATTTATACTTTTAAAAATATGCGTAATTGAATCTACCGTCCAACCGTTACCAATCATTTTTCGCCTTTGGTTTTCACTAACTCCTTCGGTGTAATTGTCGGGTATTGTTTGAAGTCTTTCAATATCTGTAATATTTAATTTTAACAAATTACCATCTATTACAACACCATAATTACAACCGCAATTTAAAGTATTTATTTTTGATTTAGAAACCCTTCCGCGCCTGGTTTTAGAGTTCGGGAACTCCAAGTTAACACCATCGCCATTTTCAGCAATTAAATACCCTTTATTCGTTCCGTTCTTTATTATAAAATCTTTACACGCCCGACCTAAAACAACATCGTTGTCGTTTATTATTTCATGATCCCCCGAAATAATATCTTTTAAATTTATTCCTTTGTCCTTTGGTTGTTTTACTTCAGGTATATTCGTCCAGTATAATCGTTGCCGTTTCTGAGCCGAAACAAGTTTGCTATCAATCAATATCGGTTCAACACCTAAAATTTCGCTAATCACATTTTCCCATTCTTTTTTCATTACAACATTTTCAAGAAGAAAATATTCGGGGTTTACCTCTTTTAATATTCTTACATATTCAAAAAATAGTTTTGATTTACCGCTAAATCCCGAACCATCGCCATTACGACTAAAACTTTGACAAGGTGAACCACCAATTAACAAAGTTATATTTTTAAAATCTGATCCTTTTAAATCAATAATATTACCAACTTGAATAATATCAGGGTAATTTTTTTTCGAAACATTTATTGCGTGTTTATCTATTTCACTCGCATAATAATTAGATACTTTAATTCCCGCTTTATCGAGCGCAATCCTTCCGCAACTCATTCCATCAAACAAACTTAATACATTCATAATTTTATTTTTAAAGTTCGATTAATTTTGTATCAATTCCCTAATAAAGAACTTCATAACTGGTACGCACATTTGATATCGTTGTTCTATGTATCTACAAAGAAAGTATTCCCGTTCTTCTCTTTTAAGTTCCTGAAACAATTCCGAACATTTAATATGATTTCCTTTGTTGAATTTATCCAGGATCAAATCGTAATATTCGTTCGGTTCAGTAAATCCGTTTTCTCTTAATAATGTTTTTAGGCTTTTCATATTTCAAGTTTTTAAAAAATTAACATTTCAAGTTCTTTTACTACATACTTATCGTCAGGCGTTGAAATTTCAACTTCGAAATCCGTTAAACCGTTTTCGCCTGGTGTTGCAGTATATTCGAATTCCGTTCGATCTAATTTTCGTTTCATTTCTTCAGCGAAACAATCTGCAATTTTAAATTTATAGGGTTTCATTTTGTTATAATTTTTAAGTGTGTATTATTTTTATATCTGGAATCTAACTTTACGTATTCCTTTTCTAAATTTGAACCCTCGAAAGGTACATTTAAAAAATCGTATTCCTTTTGTAATTTTAAATTCAATATTAAAGCATCCGCCAATAAATTACGGACCATCATAAACGACATTTCTTTTTCGTGTTTCATATTTAATAAAATTTAATAAGATCAATATTTATTTTTTCAAAGTTCTTTAACATCCAATTATTTGCAGCCTCGAAACTTTTAAAATCCTTTTTAGTTTCTTTAAAGTTGTTTTTAGAATCCAGGTAATTAATAAAGCAAATCATATTATTAGTTTTAAAAGTTTAATTTACAAATATAGTTTAAAAGTTTTCCTTCGTTTTTCTTTTGGTTTCCCTCAGAGAGTGTTCGGAGCCATCCAGTTTTACAGGGGTCGAGCCTGACATCTTAATAAATCTGAAGTAATAACTTCTAAACTACGATGTAAAGATAGATACTATTTTAACAATCACAAGGAAATAATATAAAAATATCGCATAGATTTATACGATTTACGTTAAGTGCCTCGAAATGAGTTCGATTAATTTCGTTAAGAATTTAGAATAAATCATTTAAACGCCTGGTCATAACCTTATAACCAATAAAACAAAGGACGGCCACAATTAACCACCACCAAAAACGACCAAAGAAATTTAATATTTTTTCCATTGTCGTTAATTCAACTGGTTTGACAACTGGAATAATTGTTTCGTTTTCGATTTCCAGGACTTCTACGGGCTTATCTATTGAATAATGTATATTTCCACCTTTGGAGTAAAACGAAACGGAATAACCATCTATTAAATGAATTACCGTATCTTTAAAAGGAATGTATTCGGTAATATATTTTCGTATAACTTCCCGAGTATTTTTATTCTTTATTAATCTAACTAAAGAATCAATTTCCGCAGTATCTTTTTCGACCACAATAAACGAATCAATTTCAACTTTCGGAATCTCAATAATTACCGTATCAATAATTGTGTCGTTATCTAATAATTCAGGACATTTTCGAACAACCCTTTCCAGTTTTCTATTACATTTATTTTTACGCCTCAGATCCTTCGAAATAAAAGGGTTACACGAAGCAAACAAAAAAGAAAGTAGTATTATAATAAAGTACTTCATTTGTAAAGCGGGTATTTTGTAAACCCTTTAACTTTTATCGCTCTCAAAACTTGTTTACGATTCATTCCGTTTGGCTGGTATGAAACGTGAACCCACGAAGGATTGTTATCGTTTCCGAATTCCCAAATTAATTGATCGAAATTCAAATTATCTTTTATGAAATGAAATATTTCTGAATTACTCGCAAGATCTTCGTTTCCGTCATTGTCTAAATCAAGCGCCTTTCCTTCACAATGCTGCGAAGTTTTAGATCCTTTTAAAATAGTGTTTAACGCTTCAGATCTCAAACCACTAGAAACAATAATTTTACCAAGTTCGTTTCGTACTTCCTGGAAAACATTCTTCGCAATCGATTTAAGATTCGATAACTGTTCTTCATTTGGTGTATTATCAATTCCGTGATATGTAGCCGTATTTGATTTGATAACTTCCTTTAAAGTTAAATTTTCCGATAGTTTCATATTTTTAATATTTGAAATATTTAAAACTGGTAAGGTTTTAAAGATCCTGGTTTAACTGATTTTTTTATTATTGTTTGAATATCCTTTTTATTTGCAATTTTTTCTTCGTTCCAGGCTTTCACAATTTCAGAAATAATCGGAAGGACTTGTTCGTCCCTTATCTCCGCTTCCATACCTACAAAAGAACGCATCGAAACCTTATTAGAATCATTCTTCGTTACATCGTTTATAATTTCACTACGTAAATTAATACCAATTTGTTCGATATTCTTTTTAACCGTAGGACTTTCAAAAAATAGTTTAACGAATTTTTCATTTTCTAGGAAACCCAAAACAACCGAATCATTTTTAAACGCCTTAACTAAATTATCTTCGAATTGAATTTGCTTTTCAATACCCTTTCCTTTGTCAAATGTAGAAACTACCGCTTCCCATTTAGCAACCAAAAAAAGAATTATTAAACCAGTTACCGCACCGACAATTTTACCCGATAAAGAGTTTAAAAAATCATTTACAACATTCTTTTTATATTCCGTCATTATTAATTAATTTACTCTTAACCCATTTATAAAGATCTTTTCCAAGCAAAGCAAAAGCCCCGCCAATTAAACCAGTTAAACCAGCCAAAAACATCGGTAATAAAAGTTCGTTCATCATTTTTAAAGAAATTAAAAAAGCTGGAATGCCGCCAGTTAAAAAAGCGGCAATCGACTCAATTTCGTCCCCCGAAAATAACATTTTTATTTTATTAGCCATAATTAATAATAATATGTTTTAGAAATTGGATCGTATTTTCTTTTCGATTTATTGTTACCACCTGCGGCGGATATTCTAATCGAACCCGATTTAGTTGGCTCAATACCACAATCGTATTGAGGAAATAAATCTTTATTGCAATTAATATAAAATTCAACTCGGTTTAAATAAGCCTTCGCACCGCTATTCGCTTGACTAACTAAACGATCAATTGTTCTGTCGGTTATCGGTGTCGAATCAGGATTCGTTTTTGTTACCATTCCGAACGCAGTCGAATTCGTATTAGCCTTGTTTAAATATCTTGCATACGACCAATAAACCAATACCGACCGTAAACCTGGATTTTCGTACGTCTTACCGTTCTTCGTCCAAGTTGAACCCTGATACAAGTTTTCGTAATTTGAATCGGGGAAAGTGTTCTTAAATTCTTCGACTAACTTTAAATAAAATTCATCGCCCATAAAAGGACGTAAATCGAATTCCTGGGCTTCCTGAATAAATGGATTAACTTTTTTATCAGTATCCGTATTTTTCGATAAGGCTTTAAAATCTTGAATATCCGTTATCGTTATTATATTGTTATCGAACATTAGTTTACGTTTAGATCTTCACTTTGAATTAATTCTTCCGCATCTTCATTTGAATAATTGTAAATTACCTGAAGAATTATTTTTTTCTTTTTTGTCGAAATTGATTCGTTAATTAATAACGCAACTATTTCTTTTTTTCCTTCGTTCGTGTCTTTTGCCTCAACTGTTTTTGCGGCTACTGGAATAATATCGAATTCAGGTTGAACAATAAACATTGAATTATTAAACAACTCCGTAAAAGATTCTTCAATTAACAATCGTTCGTCCTCAGTAACTCCGTTATAAAATGCCGTAGCATCTTTTATTTCGTTTGCCGAACCTAATTTTCCAGGAGTAGCCAACAATAAAACCGAAGGAATTAAATGATTTCGAATAATATTGTCCCGAACTGATTCTTCAGTAAATTGATAAAGTTTATCAATATCTTGAATATCGACTTTAGTTAAAACAAATGAACTTTCATCCGTAGACTTTTCTAATAATAAAATTTTACTTGAATCATCGGCCCCCTGGAAAGTGTTTATATTATCTAAAAAAATATCTTTATCGTTTGGATCTTCGAACTCGCCAGTTTCAAGGATATGCGAAGCCATAAAATTCGTGCTTATATTCCTAAACTTGAAATTTTTCGCCTGGCTATCTGTTTGAACATCTTCTAAAACTGAATCGACTGGCGCTAAAGGATATTCGATACCCTCGTTCGTTAAATAATAAATTTGACCTTTGTAATTTTCCCAACCACCAGCTTCGGCAACTTGTTCCGCTATTACTTCAGGATCAGGATTATAAAAATTAATATAATCGATTTCTTTTTTCTTAATCTTAGAACTTTTCGTTCGGTCCCAATCATCGTAAACCGCCATCATATTCGGATGATCTTCATTGTCCGAAGTCGTAAATCTAATATCCTGAAACGGAATATAATTTAATGAACTCTTTTTATAAAGTGCGTTATAATTTACGTGAATTGCAAAACCATTAAATTTCGAATAAGACTTTCCAACCTTAACCAGTAATTTATTTGCCGTCATTTTCTTTTGAGGGCTTACAATAGTTTTCGCCAATGCTTCTTGAAGGAAACCACCACCGTACAAAAATTTAGCGTATAAAGAAGCGCATAACGTACCAGTCCCCGAAGAATTAATAATCGTATTTATCCTTTGGGGGTATGAATTATCGAAATCATAATTAATAATTCCTTCAGTTTTATTAACCGTAGTTGTAATTCGCTTCTCTATATCCGTTGCAGTTGCTTTCATTCAATTACCCGTTAACCTTATTCTTTAAAAGGTAGTCGATCATTTTTTGCGAATCCTTTGTTGCGTGGTGCAACTTCTTTAATCCTTCCGTATTTGCCGCCAGTTCATCGCATAACTTTCTTAGTTCCTCTGCATCCATATCGGCTAATTCAACCGCATCTGTATTCGCTGGACTTGTTTCAGGATCATTTGTCGGTGCCGCTTCACTTACCGTTAACTTTTCCCAATCTTCAGGATACGTTTCGAAATCTTTTATTTTTACTGGAAACCTTTTTAAGATTTCAATACTTTTTTTATCGGTAATATTTGCATTTGAATAATGCGTTCCGTCTAAGAATAATAAAATACCTGGCTTTAATTTAAACTTGTTTTCCATTTGTAATTGTTTTAATTCAATTTTTGATTTACTGATAGTTTTTAACATATAAAAAAGGTCGTCCAAGCAACCACAATTTTTCGATTTGTTTAGTCCTTGACTCATTACAAGCGAAGCAACTTTATCCGCTAATATCCATTCGCTCGATGTATGAATATTTCGCCAAACTTTTTTACTACTCTCATAAGATTGTAATAATATAATTTGTTCTTTTAAATCCATAACCCAAAAGTAATAAAAAAAAGCATAATCAAATCCGATTATGCTTTTTTCAATTAGGTTATTTTAATCGTATTTTACAATAATCCGTCAACGAGTCCTTTTGTCGTTGCTAAATCAGTATTGAAAAATGTTTTCGGCATGTGTGGTTCTAACGAAGTTTCGTTTGATTTCAATATAATATCGAACGCCCCCTGGTTATCCGCACTAATAACATCACGAATATTTTGCGTAACAACTAAACCAGCATCCGCACCGTAAATTTCGTATGCTGCGTTTCCGTCAATACCTTTAAATTTATTGTTCACAATTGCAACCATCGTACCCTTCGCCATTTTCTCTAATTCAAGTTTCGAATCAGGGCTAACCGTGAACACCTTGAAATTAATTTCGTGGTTATAAACCTCCGCAAATGTTTGTTTAATGAAGTCATACTTCGGAGCGATTGAATTATTTTTTCCTTCAAAAGCATAAGCAACCGCAGGAACTGGCAAAACAATATCCTCGATAATCTGAGGGTTTGCAACATTCTTAGTAATTGCCGCACCTAAATAATCGTCACGATTTATAAGAATTAATGTATCTTCCGCACCAGCTTGTAAAGGATTGTCGCAATCAATATCAAACCCGCTTGTAATTTTTCCGCAAATAGTTGCCATAATTTTATTTATTAAATATTCTAAAAAAGGGGGTTTTTTACGCCCCCGTTATTTCTTTTTATAAGTTACTTAGTAAGCAACTTGAACCAAATAATCTTCGATTATCTTCGCATCGATATTATATCCAGTATCTAAATGCATTTCTTTTTTAATAGGATCGTAAATCGTCCCCATTTCAGAAAGATTCGCTTCTTCACAAGTTCCGATTTGCGTATTTTCTTTAACAGTTAATAACGCTCTATGAGGTAAGAAATAAACCGTACCATCATTTTCGTACGTTCTAATCATTCGATCCCAAAATTGGAAACCAATAACTTCGATTCCGCCACTTCTTAACATCGTCATTCCGTTTTCTAACCTTTCAGTCGTAAACGAAATATTCGCAGCCGTTAACTCTCTTTCGTACTGATCCGCAACCGATTGAGTTACGATATATTGTAAACCTTCTTTACCTCTTAATCTGAAGTCAGATCCGTAACGCATATTTTGAAGCGTGTTAGTTACAACATTGTTAGCCGTATCCGTAGCATCGAATTCCTGCAATGCGAAAGTAGCTTGTCCGTTTCTTGAATCAATACCCGCAGTTTTTCTATTTGCATCCGCAGTAACAATAGCGAACAATTGTTTCCAAAGTCCGTCAATTTTATTGAAATATCCAAGATCAATACCCGCAGTAATATTTCCAGCTGGTGCGTTATCCGCAGCCAAATCACTAAACCAAGCGATTCTGTAATATTCTTCGATTAACGTATCCGCCATTCTTTCCATTAAGAACGCCCAAAAATCAGTCGAAGTTAAATCCGCTTGTGCAATTCCACAACTCGTACCGTAAATAAAGAACGATCCTTTTAAGTTTTCCCAACATTCCGTCTCTCTATTAGAAACCGTTGCAGGATCCCAAAACTTTTCCGACATACCGATCGTTGATCCGTTTGCCGTTGGGTCACATTCGCCACTTCCTTTACCAGTTAAACCTTCAATTCTACCTAATAAAGCAATTTGCTTTTTTGCCTTTATTCCAGGTGTGAAAGTATGAAACAAACTTGCTTCAGGTTTTGCGAATGTAGATTCGAAAATCGCTTCGCTTAATTCTTTTATTTCGTCCCCGTTAAAGGTTAAATCGGCTGGGTTAATTATCATCTTTTTTATTTTTTAATTCTACAATTTTTTTTTAATTCTTTTGATCCTGGTAGATTACTATTTCGCTTCTCTTTCTTCCTTTTGCTTCGCCAATCTTTGCTTCATTGTTAATTTTTCTTCCTTAACAACTTTCTTTTTAGCAAAAACTTTCTTTTCAGCTTTAGGAACAAAGTTCGAACCGATCTCAACTTTCAAAGCATCCATTTGTTCCGTGAATGTTTCGTTCATTTCAGCAATTTCAGAAGCGTGTGCCGTAGCTTGTTCTTCTAATTTCAACTTCAAAGCCTCAACGGTTTCTTCTTCTTCCTTAACAACAACCGATTCAACAACACCATCCGCAACAACCGTCACAACTGTTTCGTTCTCCATTGTATAAACACCTTCAGGCGCAATTTCTTCGCCAATCATTACAACTTCGCCAACTTCAGGAATATCGCCCTCCGAAGCAAAACTTAATTCCCCGTTATCAGTTACAATCATTCCAGCGAATACAACTGGTTTAGTTAATCCTAATTCTGCTCTAATTCCTGCGAATCCTTCTTTTATTTGTTGTGCAATTTTTGACATATCAAAGTTTTTATTATTATCAATTTTAATTTTCTTTTCGTCCATAAAAGCAACCGCCTTTAATTCTTGTTTCGCTAAGATCTGAGAAACGAAACCAAGTTTAATACATTGTTCATCCGTTAAACTTGCTTCAGCGTTCATAAGTCCCTCAATTGCCGCTTTATCAGTTCCCGTTCTATTAACATACATTTTCAACATTTCCGTTTGGTATGTTTTAACATACTCCGAAGCCTCTAATAATTCAGAAGCGTTTCCGCTAATTCCTTGTAATAAAGGGTTATGTATAAAATATTGCGTTCCTGCTATAATTTTTCGCTTTTCAATTGCTACCGCTAAATGAATTTCCGTTGCAATAGATCCGCATAAACCTTCTGCAATCGTTACCGCATTTGGTAATTTAGAAATATACTCCGCAATTAATCGTCCAGTATTAACCGAACCGCCAGGGCTATTAATATGAATATGTAAAAGGTCGGCATCTTTATTCGCCTCAACTTGCATAATTACGTCTTGCAATTCAACACCTTTTGAATCTTCGGTGCTTCCAATTTGTCCGTTTATGTAAATCTTTTTTATAATCATAGTGTAAAAATAGACGAATTATTTTTCTATTCACGTAACATAATTTTGTTACATTATTTTTTTTGTCCTTTTTTCATCAAAGAATCGCCCGTATACCCCATTAAAAGACAAACCGCAATCGTTAATTCCTGGCTTTCAGATAACACAACTACGCCACCAATTGACAAAGCAAAACCCAAAACAGTTCGCCAAAGATTCTTTTTAAACCAGCTTTTCGGATGAAATGTTCTTTTCGTTTTTTCTAATTCAGCAAATTTTCCGATTATATGAATTGCCGACCCAACTATTGCGGCCATAATGTAAGGTAATAATTTTATTAAATTTTCCATAATTTTTTATTTAAAATATTTACTTTCTAGTTCTTTTCGTTTTAATCCTAATTCCAAAGAATCTAAACAATGTTTTTTTTCTCCGAATACTTTATTTAGTAATTTACTAAACCATTTTCCGAAAGGCGTTAAAAAACCTTCTTTTTCTTCCTTTCCCGTAGCCTCTGAAATAGTTATAAAGGTTCCGAATAATGTATCTTCTCGAGTAGTAACCAAATCTTCGAACATTTCACCAGCACAAACGCACCAAAGAATATCGAAAAATTTTGAAATGTGAAATAATAAATATCCGAACGAATACAACAATCCGTTAACCAATCTAATAAAATAAAAAAAACATTTAAACTTCTTTTCCTTAAAACTAATTACAACCGAATGAGTAAAAGAATAAGGAACGCCAAATAAAAAAATAGGAATAGATACAAAAATTGTAGCTATTAATGTGATAATATTTGTTATAAAATATTTCAAATAATTTAATCGTTTCCTAGTATTTCGTTATACCAATCGATATACATTTGTTCAACTTGTGTTCCTAATAATAACAATTGAAATTGTAATATTTCAGATTCATTTAAAGGCTTGTTATACGTTATAAATCTTTCAGTTAGTATTCCATTAGGCGATTTTAATTGCTTACTGTAAATGCAAGATATTGACGAAAGGCTATCTACCGAATAAGTAATACTTATAGCGTTTAAAGTATATATTCCGTAATCGTCTGAAAAAGAATTAACCCCTACCGAACTAACGATATTTTCAAAGTCTGATTTTAGTAAAAAAACTATGCTATCGCTAATGTTTACAGTTTTTATACTGTATTGCATTTTAGTATTACCCCACGCTAATTGGTTTTTACTTGCCGAGAAAGTAGCATTTTTAACCGTGTCGTTATCCATTTTAACGAACATATTTTGGCTATACAACTCGAACTCGTAGCCCGTTGAGTCATCAGTTAATGTGTATTTTTGAGCAAAAGAATTTAATCCTATTGCAATAATTAATATTAATAAAATATTTTTCATAATTTTTATTTTTTACCTTTTAATCTTTTCCTATTTGGTTTTTTTAAAGTTTTTTGATTCGTAACTTCAAAAGAAAATATTTCGTCCTGCCTTGCTAAAAAAACATCGCCATCCGTACAATTTACAATTAATTGCCTTGTAACTTTATCAAACTTAACGTAATCAATTACCTTTAATTCTTCTTCATAATAAATATTAATTCCTGATAGATTATTATTATAAATTGCTTCGTCAAACGTAAATTCTACTATCATAATCTTATACCATTTCTGAACCACAACATTAATTCGGTAACGAATTCTTCGATCGTGTATGTTCCTTTAATATCAAAACCTTGTGCTTCAAGTCCCGTAAATTCGTAAATCGTTCCTGGTGTGCTTTCAAAGAAATCAAAAAGACCAACCCCGACAATTCCATCGTTTTCGCCCTTAACACCTTGTATCATATATTTATGTAATAAATCTTGAACCAAATCAAACAAAATACTAGCATCGGGTAAAGAAATATATTTTCCAACGATTAATAAAATTTGTTTATCTTCCGCCCTACTTCGGCACGATTCAACATCTAAAACGTGATGCTCTGCAAAACTTTCTAATAATTTAATAGTTGGATCAAACCCTTCAGTCGCTAAAAAAGCACCTCGTAAATTATTCCAGTCCGTAATACTCATTTCTAATTCGTCAGGGTATATATCAAGTTTAATAATTAAATATTTTTCCTCGTTACTCATTGAACCCCACAACGAAACATCAAAATATTTGGAAACTGAATTTCTATATTGTAAATAATCTTCCGCGGCACTTTGCCCGTAATCTCTCCATTTCAATAAATCATTTGAAAAATCAGTATATCCAACGGGAGTCGTTTCAGAATCCTGCAAAACTTGTGCCGCAGGAATTGTTTCGTTATCTTCTATGTATAATTTCATATTATCCTATTCTATTAAAAGGTTTCCATCTATTAACACCGTGATCGTACCAAAATTGACCCGTTTCGTTTGGCTTTATACTTTTTTGATTGTTATCTCTTAATAAAAATCTGTTTGCCGCTAAACTTGATCCGTCGTTGTGCGTAAATCTTATATCATTACCGGCACCGTTATTATTTGAAATTGAAACAATTCTATTAACGCCCAAAGTTGGCGCAATCATTCCCGTAATTTCTGTATTATTAGAACTTATATCAACTTTTATAATATCCGCAATATCAAAATCCGTAGGGTTCCAATCGTCCACGTCCGAAACTAATGTTCCTGCATCGATTACGTTTTCAGTCGATGGTAACTGCTCTAAATCATTTGTGTTTAATTGTCTTGTTCCGCCCATTTTTTTAAGGTACTAATTCAACGAATAAATTTCCATTTTCAGTATGTATTCTATATCTATTACCGTCCAATTCATCTAATACAATTATTCCCGACCCCGCTATTGTAGTTTCAACGTCACCCCCTACATTTACCTTAGAAGTAGTAACCGTTGTACCTATGCTTAAACTACCCGTTGTAGTTGAAAACTGAAAGTTGTTTGCGCCCATAGTTAAAACCCTATCGGAAGCAATCGTTCCGTTTGAATTAAAAATATTTAAAACCGAACTACCCCAACCCGAACCATCATAATAATTAGGCTCGTTAGTTGTTACGTTATAAACCTCTAAACCTGAAGCGGGAGAAACGATAGCATCCCTTTGTACTGTTGTTAATCTAGGCTTTAAAAATCCTTGTGTCGTACTTGTTACATCTAACAAAGCGGAAGCGTTGCCCGAATTAGCTCCTATAATAACGTTACCCGCTTGGATAACTACGTCCCCCATTTGCGAATCGATAGCCCTATTAACCAAACCGTTTCCGGCTCTTAATGTTAAAGCCGTATTATCTGCCGTATTCGCTCCATCTACGTAGAACCTACCTCCCGTTCTATCTGCGGTGGTTGCGGCAGCGCCTACAACCCAAAATCCCGTATTACCTCCTAAAAGCCCCCCGCAAGTATATCCACCTTGCGGTGCGCCTCCCGTCTGAGAAAATCCCGCCACAGTATGCGAACCATTTATTCTAAAACCGTACTCACTACCGTCCGAATTTAAAAAATATTGCGTACTTGAAATAGGGTTATTACTGTTTTGTGAAATATGTTTTTCGTTATCTACCACAAAAGACGAGTTTCCCCCTGCTAAATTTTCAACTCTAAAAGCCTCGCTCGTGCCGTCTGATCCTGCTCCTTTTATTTTCGTTTCGCCTCCACTAAACATAAAAGAATTTCCCGACATTGTAACAATTCTATTTCCCGACAATGTTATATCTGTATTTTCTAATAAATTACTTCTTGCCGCAATAGTGTCGTTTATATTCGGCAAATATAACTGTCGATCTGCCGTTGGTGTTATCTCTGAAAGTATCGTTTCAAATCCTCCGCCCGAATTAAATCCTAATTGATTAACGTAACCCGTATTATCTGTTTTAACAATGGTATGAAATCCACCCAAAGAAGCCGAATTCGTTACACCAATTTTATAGTCGCCTTTTTGTGTGCTTATTTGTGTCGGGTAATTTGGTTTATCAGGATCAAAATTCCAAGAAAAAGCCTGGTTATAAACTAAACCAACTAAACCCGTTTTATCAATTCCTACATTTTTATTACCTAAAAATAAAGCACTTCCAAAATTGCTAATATTTACTTCCGATGTTAAATCATTTCCCGCATCGACATTATTTCCAAAAGCACAAGAACCCAAAGAACCAAATATTTTAAATCCCGAATTGCTTCCAACCATTTCGACCTCATCATCGTTGCCGTTAGCCCTTAAATTTAAAAAAGCGTTTCCGTTAACTGATTTAATAATTCCACTATTTGAAATCTGAATAACGCTATCAACTTGCATCGTATCCTTAACCGCTAAACTACCTTGAAAAAATGGTTTCGTATAATTTGGCTTTACATCTAATTGACCAATCGAAATGAAAGGAATTAAAATTGCTATTAAAAATAATAATCTTTTTATCATAACTCTAAATATAAATAAATGAAATTGTTGCGCCAGTAATTGAACCGCCCGATAAGTTTATATTGAAATTATTTGAATCAATAATATTTCCTTCAGCAAAAACAAAATCGTTTACATCTTTAACAGAAAAAGAAATAATTGTTTTGTTTAAATTGTGGTTAATTGTATTATCTCCGCCAACTAAATTTTGAACAATAACTTCGGATCCAGGTGTTCCCGAAGGAACCGAACCGCCTACGCTTTCAAAAAAAAAAAACTCGTTCAATTGATCGAAAAGAATATCGTTATCAGTAACCGAAACCGTTCCGCCATCACCACTAATAACTTCGTCAACTTCAGTATAAAAGAACTCGTAAAGAATTACATTGTCTAAGCCTCGAACAATAACTGAATTTAACATTTTAGTTAAATACGCACCAGGTAATAAACTGAATGATTTTGAACCACCAATTAAAACAGAAATATTTCCGTTATCTTCTTTGGTTATTGTTACAGAATTTAGATCTAACATAGTATCGATTTTAAACAAAAGTAACGAATAAAAATAATAACAAATTAACAGTTTTATGTTATCTTTACAAAATGGAATTAAAAACAGTTTTTACAATTAGAAAAATTTTAACACCTTTTATCGTAATTTTCTTTTCAGGTTTCGTAGGTTGCTACTATTTTAAAGAGTCTGTTAATAAACTTCACGACCAGGCAAAAGAAAAAAAATACGATAATGTTTGGTTTACTAAAAAAGTAATTTTGTTATATTCTAATATTGTATTTTTAACATTCGTTAATTTATTCGCCTGGTCGATTTTATTTTATTTTCTTATTAGTTAACATTTATACAACAATGTTTAAACTTTTTTCCCGATTCACATAAACAAGGTTTATTTCGTTCTTGCTTTCTCTCATTTTCAAAGAAGTATTTAACGACCGAATCCAAATCGATAATTTCTTTTTGATCCTGGTAATCATCGGGAACCAGTTCATCGACTGTATTCGCTAAATAAATATCGTGGGGCTTTAAATCCTTGAAACTCTTTTGCGCTTCTCTTATTGGTAACTTATGTTCGATCGCTTCCTTCAAAGTACATAAACACATACCGACAACTTGCGGCCCAATCATCGCAATAAATTCTTGTTTAACTAATTCAAGACTTTTGTAATCGGGACAAATTACAATTTTTGGCACGTACTTTTTTTCTTTTGGCTCAGTTGAAACAATTTCGTTTTGATCTTTTACTACTTTCATATTATTTATTAAATGGCAAACCCCCCAACAAAACGCCCACTACCAGGAAAGGCGAAATGTCGAAGGGTTCAATTCGTTAATTCGTTTAATTTGGTAGTGAATTTAAAAACAAAGATATAATTATTTATTAAAGAGAAGGAAGGAATTTTTAATTCCGTTTACTAATAATATAATATTAACATTATCATTTACAATAACACTAACATTAACACTTACACTAACAGCGAGTTTTGCGAACCGAAAGACTCCTTTGCGAGATTTGTTACTTTTCCATAAAATCAATAGATCTTCGAACAGTCATTACACAACAATCAAATTTTTCCGCAGTTTCATCCAATGATAAAGATTTTGTATTTTTAAATTCTTTGTTTACAATCATTCGTATTTTAAAATAATCGTAAATTTCATAAGACAAATTAACAGATAAAGAAATAATTCCTTTCTTTAATAATCCCGAATAAAGATTTAATTCCTTTAGGTTTTTAAGTTCTTTTACTACACTCATAAATTATAAATTTGCCCTATCAACAACCGCAGCCGTATCGCCCTGGACTTCGTTAATATCTTGAACAACCACAACTGGCGGAGGTAAACTCTCAACCGCTGAAACTATCTGTAAATTTGATTCAATTTCCGAATCAATATTTCCCGAAACATTATCAATCGCAACGCCACCATCTTGAAGAAATGATTCGGTACCACCTCGACCAAATGAAACACCACCACCAGCAACATTAAGATCCGAAAGTTCATTAATCATTCCAGTTGAATTACGATTTACTACCGCAAACAATTCGCCCCTTTCAACTTCGATTTGTGTTCCATCGTCAAAGTAACCTTTCGTTCCACCTTCCGAATGTAATTTACCACCAAAAACACCACCTTTCGCAGCCTTTGGAACGGGTGTACTTCTTATTTTATTAACATTTATTAAGGCTGTCGCACCAATTGCAGCCGCAGTAATACCCTTAACAATTGAACCCGCTGGTTCGGGTATCGTAGATTTTGCGGCCAGTACTGCCGTTACTCCCTGGAAGCCATTTATAATAGATTGAGCAATCGCAATCGCTTTCGCTGCTTCGGCATTTCCTGCCGCTAATCCTGCAATCGCATCAAACGCTGCTAGTGCTTCCCCGACTTGTGCTTTCCTTGTGTCCTTCTCTAATTTCTTATTGAACAACGCGAACTTTTCTTCGATCAATTGTTTATCCGCACCCGTAGTTTCTGCGTTCAATAATTCTTGTTCCTTTTGTCTGTCGAGATCAATTTGCCTTTGTTCAAAAACGCTTTCCCTTTGCAGATCGTCAATCTCTTTTTGTAATTCTAAATCCTCGAGCTGCTTTTCTTTTTCCGCTTCTTCTCTCTCAGTTTCTAAATCTTTATTCGCCAGGAAATTTTCTTCGTTAACCTGGTTAATTGCATCGTTAAATTCTTGTTCACTTATTACACCTTGCTCCAATCTTAAAGCCTGGAATTCAAGTTCCGCTTCTAAGTTTTGCGCAAGTCGTTCTTGTTCCTGAAGAAATAATTCATCGTTTAAAATTTGATTCGCTTCTAATTTCGATGCGTTTCCTTCTCTGAAAATTTCAAGTTCACGTTCAGCGTTTTCAATAACCGCTTCAGATTGTTGTAATAATTGTTCGTTTTGAATTTCTAATGTAGCCAGTTGAAATTGCTCTTCGGAAATTAATTTTGCATCCAGTTGATTTTGTAAAATCTCTAATTCTTTTGCCGCAACTTGTTCAGAAAGTTTCAATTGTTCGTCCAATGTTTTTGCACGAACTCCTTGTGATTCAATAAATATCTGTAATTGTAATTTTTGCGAATCAATTTCCTTTTTTAAAGCATCTTGCGAAGCCTTTACCGCTGCCGCATTTGCCTTTGATATTTCCGCATTTACTTTTTTACGGTCAGATAATAAACCTTTTTGAAGGTTCGCCCGTTTAGTTTGGATATTAATTAACTCCGCTTCCGCTTCCGCTTCAGCTTCTAACGCATCTTTATTTGAATTGGTTAAACCATTTTCAAGCTGCAAAGCCTTAAATCTTAATCGTGCTGCCGATTCTTCTTTCGCTGCCAGTTCATCCGTAAGCCTTGCCGCTTCTTCTAAGGCTTTTTTTCTATCCGCTGCAGAAACATTTTCAATATCATTTACTTGACCTCTCGCTTCAGCTATCGCCCTTTGTGCTTTCGCATTTTCTACAATTAAACCCCTTTCAATTTTATCCGATTTTGCTCTCGCATCAGCAATCAAAGCGGCAGCCCTTGCCGTTTGTTCTAACTCATTTCGATAACCCTTCAAACCCTCTGCCGCTTCTCCAAATCCAAAAAATTCAAGCCCCGCTTCAATCGCCTTCGCTGCTTTTTCAACTTCTCCGACTATAAAATTAAATGCTTTGCCTAATGTATCAAATATAAACGATGCTAAAGGTTCTAAGATATTAAACAATTTTTCGAAAACAGTTGAAAAAACTGCCGTTACTTTTGCTAATTTATTTTCGCCTTCCTCGGTAGATTTAAAAGCCTCAAACAAAGCCTTTAACGCCAACACTATTGCCGTAACAATTAATCCAATTGGATTCGCAAGAAACGCAGCCCCCATCGATTTAATACCACCAATAAAAGAACCGAAAGGAGTACCCCCCAACGCCTTTCCGTAGTCCCCAACACTTCGCCTATTGTCCCCGATTCCTTCCTCGTTCTCCTTTAATGTATCTGTCGTTTGATTTATTTGTGCGTTTAACTCTTTTCCTCTCGCACCGTTCTTCCTTTCCGCTTCAGATAATCCGTTATACTCTTTTGTCAATATAGATAATTGAGCGCGTAATTGCTCGTTACTTCCCGCAGTTGATTTGTTTGCCTGGTTTAATTGGTCAATAGTTTTGTTCGTTTCTCTTAACTCTTTTTTGTTTGCCCTTAACGCCTCTGAATTTTTTTGAAATTGAATCGAACCTTCCTCGCCATTCTTTTTCAATTGTTTTTGCGTTTCGTTTAATTCCGAAATAACTTTGTTAGTTTTTGCAGCCTCTTTCGTTAAATCGCTTGTGTCGAAATCCAGTTCAATTATTATCGTTTCTTTTTTTGCCATCTTATAACCTTATTAAATCAACTTTAGTCGGTGCGTTTTCCTTAAAATTGGATATTTTATTTATGTAAAAATAACCGTTTGCTTGGAAACCTGGCGTATGAACATCTAAAAAAATTGGAATTGTGAAATCTATGTTTTGAACATCCACTTCACGAAGAATAAAATTCGCACTAATGAATTTAATTTTATCCGTCATTCCCTGAAGTATCGTATAATTATCGTCAAGTAAACTTTGAAAATCTAAACTATCAACTTTGCCGCCCTTCTTAAAATAACAAAAAGGAATATCCGTTGAAGTACTTCCCGTATCTACCGTATCCGTATTCTTTAAATTTAAAGTAAAGTTTTCAGGATCTAACAATAAATGTCGAGTTAATTTCTTTTCAAAGAAGTTGCCCGGACCAGTACAAAACGGAATTAATGGCGTATGATGGTCAACAACACGGAAGCCACTTACAGCCGCAGCCGAATTAAGTGTTATAATATCCTTTTCAGCTTCTAAACTTGTATCGTTAATATCGAATGATCCTTGACCGAAATCTTCTTCGACATCGTCATCTTCTTTATAATTAAAATAATTAGTTTGTCCGTATCCTGATAATTTATATTTAACATTTGGTTCTTTTCTTAAATCTATTTTTTGGCTCCAATCTTTAGCTTTTAATAAATTTATCGCAAGGTCGTCCAATGGAGTTAAAAAAACTTGTTTCGTTATTTCATTTGTTTGTATTGTTAAAGAATATTGATTTAAAACATCCTTCAATAATTTGTCTTGACCCCAATCGAACAACGCTGCAAAATCTATTTTCGCACCATAAGGAATTCGAGAAGTTGCCGTAAATGAAAACGAACTTGTATCTAAATCAAAGTCGATCGGGTATGTAATAGTTTCGTCTTTAATTGCTGAAGTAAAAAAGCAAACAGAATATTCCGAACCAGTATTAACAATAATATTTCCCGTATTTATAGTTCTATCATAAGGCGGATTAACTGGATTGTTTCTTGTTACATCTAGTGAATAAATCGCAATTCCGTTTTCCTTTATTTGCATTGTATGGGTAACACTTAAAGCATTTTTTAAAGGATTCAAATACGCAACCCTTGTTGTTGGATCATCCGCAGGATTTTGATTATCAAATAAAAGCCTATCGTTATTTAGTGCCTTTTCAAAAGTAACATTTTGAACAATATCAGTAATCGCAGTAAAAAAACTCGCTCCGTTTATATCGTAGTATTTTATTTCATCTAATGAACCAGCAACCAAATAAAATATAACATCCGATTTTCCGACCTTAATTTTTTGTTTTTGATCTAATGTCGCATCGATTGTTGTAACAGCACCAACACCAACTAAATTATAATATCTAACATCATTAAAACTATTAGCAATATAACTAATGTAAGTATCGGACATATCAATTCGGTCCTCGCCAACTTCTCCGTTAACTTCTATTGTAACAACGATCGTATCAGTTAGTAAATCGTACCAATACAATTGACCACCCGTAACAATCCAGGACAATTTCGTTAATGTTCTCGCACTTCCGTCAACAATATCAGATCCGTGATTTATTACAGTAACTAAAGATGACGTACTAATTTTAAAAGATTGAAAATCGTCTGTTATATTGTTGAAATATGTTGCATAATCTCCAAAAACTTTTAATGTTTCTATATCTCCACCGCCTGGGGTGTTTTCAATAACCGAGTTAGTTCCTAGTACATAATTAAAAATACTTGTATCCTTCGTTGTAAAGTCGTGCCAAACTAAGTCGTCACCGTTATGATCTATTTCGGAAGCGAGAATATTTAAAGAAGTTGAAACAGTTTTCGTTACTGTCGATGTAATATCGTACATAAACAATCCGCCCGTAACATCAATATCTCGCCAAGATATACGATTATTCCAAATCTTTAAGTTTTCAACTGGCGAAGGAGTCCCGCCAAGATTATTAGAATAAATCGTTGTTGTTGTTGCCGTAGATATTTCGTATAATTTAACCTCTCTGAATGTTGCCGTAGTAACAGAATACGCAACATATCCTTCGTTAGTTTCAGTCATTGAAACCTTCCAATTAATAGAACCATTAACGGTTGCAATAACTATCGAAATACCAGTTGAAAAATTATGAAGTATTAAATCGTTAACAGTATTTTTGTCGCTTGTATAACAACAATGCGTATCGTTAATTTGACCATTACCCCAAATCGCATTGTCGGGAACTTGATCGTCATCGATTTGATTATAACCACCTATCGGAATATAATTCGTAAAAGATCCTACATTGTTGAAAATAAATGTTCCAAAATAATTATTATCAAAAACCGCTTTATCTATTAAGAACGATTCCCACGCGATCGTTTGATAGTCTAAAGGATTATCTTCGAGAAAAGGTAAAGGATCAATACAAGTACTTAAAACTTGCTTTGTTTCAGATATTGGAACAACATCATTAGCCGTTCCAGTTGCATTATTTACTTCCGATTCTGAGAATCCAAATTTATTCGGTGCCGTTAAATGTCGTGAATATTGATCCGTATCTTTAAAAGTACCTTTCAATTCGTAGCCAACATTCGAAATCATTTTTTCTAATATAACTGAAGTCCTCGCACAAGGTAAAAGAGAATTCGAATTTTGCGTATCTGTATTATCTAACAATTCAACACCGTTTCCCCAATCAACGATCGGATAAATATAATCTGAATTATTAGTAAACGAAGCAATTATTGTAGGAATATCATAATCGTGGCAAGAATCCAACCAATCCAAATCGGAAATATTGCGGCCCTTAATTAAATCAAAGAACGAAACATTACCTGAATAAACAGTAATTGAATAATCTCGCCCCGCTGATTCTATAATCGCTAATCCGTCAGGAAATAATTCGATTCCGTTTTGTACTATCCTTCCCGAATTCCTTTTATATGGAATATCCGTTCCCGAATTTATATTCGAAATATGTTCTAAGATCTTAGTATTAATTTGAGTTTTAGGAACCGTAAATTTATTACTCAGATTTCCAGCCCTTCCGCTAAGATTTAAAATCGATCCTACCTGGTAAGTAAGTCCGATATTTATCTTCGGTTTTAACTCGATTAATTCCTCGTTTATGTAAACTTCTAAAGCCATTTATTCCTTTTGTGTGTTTCTCGTTGGTAACAACATCGTCAATTTAATATCAACAAAAGAAACATTCGATTCCGAGGTTAATAAAGAACCTGGTTTAATAATTACCCTTTGCCATTTTGCCCCGTCAGTTTGCCACGTTTCAGGATTCGTCAAATATAATACTTTAGGACTTCCAAACAATCCCGCCATTCCGTCCATATCTTCCGCCTGAACCCTTGCACCGAAATCGACTTGCGGTTGTATTGATTTTCCCGTAATATCAATATTACCGATTGAGGTTTCAAGATCTTCAATATTTTTTAAATGCTGGTTTTCTAGTTTCGTCCTTATTTTTACTTTATTAGTTTTAAAGAATAACCAAGAATCGTAACCACCTAAAGAATTAATCCAGGTTAAATAAATCGGAAAATCTTTACATTCGCTATCTACCTTAATACGTTTAGTTTCAATTACTTGCGTACCATTATCTTCGATATAAAATTCAGCGTAAGAAATAGCACTTTGCGCAATCAAAAGCCTATTAACAAAAGGTTTTTGCGTAACATCTAAAGGAACATTCCCGTTAAATAAAGGCGAATTATTAATATCAAATGTATCAATAAACAACCTAGTATTCGTCCCCGTTAATTCATCGCCCTGAATAAATGTTAAAGAGTGCGGGAAGTTTGGAAAGTGTGTCGGTACTTCAAAATCCGTCATAAATTTCGCAATCTCTCCGATTGTAAATTGTTCAAAAGGAACATACTCGCCCATATTAGAACCATATATATCGCCAATCTGTTTAGACGAATTGGTAAAATAATAATCGTTTGCATCTACCACAAACGAACCAATATTTCCGAACCACCTTTCCGCATACTCTATATTAAAGATCCCGCCTAAACTTAAATCCTTCACGTTTAAGGTACTAAAATCGTATTCATCTACATAGCCAACCAATGACTTTAGAAACGAACTAACATCTACTTCAATTGATCCGTCCGCTAATGGTTTATTAATGGATGTCGAAAGCAAAACATTTGATCCGCTGGATTTGTCGAATATTTTTGTTTCAATAAAAAAGTTTGAGCGTTCTAAATCATTAAAGAAACCCGAACCAGTTATCGTAACTAAATCAGGATTTTTCAAAAGTATCGTATCAGGATCAACAATCGAATCAATTTCAAAATTTCCGCTTCCAGGACTAGCGCCCAATATATCCAAATAAACAAATTTACCGACCGTGAATTCAACTGAAGGCAAACCAGCCAAACCAGCCGTTATCGTACATTCAATTAAGCCCGGTCCAGCCAAAGTAATTACATCCGTTTCGTAATCTCTACGCTGCAAACCGTATTTAATTGGATGGTGTACCGCGTTCCATTTACTAACCGTTAAAACATTTCCGTTAATAGTTGCTTCAGGTCTGCTCGTTATTGTTGTACTCATTTATTTAAAGTTAAATTCCTTTATTAAATTAGATTGAATCGCTAACGCTTCATTCGTAATTAGTGTTTCAGTTAATGAAGCAATTCTCGAAGCCGTAATTACACTTTTAAAAATGTTTCCTTTTCCTGGATAACCGTTTTTATGTATTGACCTTGAAATTAAAAACGCCAAAGTTTCTTGCGACATTGAACTTTCTCGGGGCTGGATACTTTTCGCTTTTATCCATTCTAAAATTTCATCCCGTAGCGTTGGGTTACCTTTCTTCGCACCTTGCTTTGTCGGTTTCCTTCCGTCAATTATCGCCCCAATTTGTGCGCCCCCTCTAATAATAAAACCAGTTTTCGTAAACTCAATATTTAAAGAATCTCTCGTTTTACCAGTTGCCGAAGGTACTGCCGCCTTCATATCCTTTAAAAGGTTATTTCCAAACTGTTTAATTATATCTTTTGATTCTTCCGCCATCTTTTAAGGTGCTGGAATTGGTGGTACGCAAACGCCTTTATTTATTCTCGGCTTCAATTTAATCGACAATGTTTTGCCCGATACATTTACATCTAGTAAATTAATAAATTCTAGTGCCGTGGCATCCTGAACTTCATCGATTAGATCTGTACGGCTTTGACAAATAGAAATAAATTGCCTAATCGCATCGTTTGCGGGTTCTATACAAAATTCATCGTGTTCGGCTGGTGTATAATCTAATTCCGATTTAAACATAAAGAATAAAGTAATCGGATAAAATTCGCCAATGTAACCCCCTGCCGTTAATAAATAATCAGTTGTAATTGGTTGATCTAAATAAATTAATGCTTTAAATTCTCCGAAATCGAATTCATCTTCTAACAAGTTAGCCCAATACGTAGCACCGTGACCAAATCCAAAAGTAATACCGTTAGAATTAATTTGATTTACCAGGCTTTCAATAATCGATATAATCATTTTTTTTTATCTTTTTTTCTCTAAGATATTACGATAATTTTCCTGGTATTTTGTTTCCGTTTTGTTTATTAACAAATGAATGAAAACCGTATTATATTCTATTCGTAATACTTTGTCATAATTTAAAACATTATTATTCGCCAATGCTTTTACCGTGTTCATTACTCCAAACCTGGAAAACTTATCGATTCCCGCCATTTTCTGCTCGTAGGTTGTGGTAACTTTTAATTCCCTCGCCTCAGTTTCAATAATATTTTTTAACTGTTTAGAGTAAGCAATTGCAATCGAATACAAATCTACGAAAAAAACATTATCTAAAGAATTTTTTAATTGATCTAATCGATCAAGTTCAAATCTATCGTTATCGATGTAAGGTTGTGAATAAATTAATACCGATTCTTCCATTATTTTTTGCTCGTCCTGGCTATGTTCCGTTAATAAATGTTGGAAATATATTTTTTGTCCGTACTCCTTTTCTTTTATATCCTGAACATACGGAATTTTTTTTCGTTGGTTAATTTTAAATTCTTCAGGGGCTTTGTAATCTTCAATTTTTAAAGGTTTAGAAATAAAAGAAATCGCAACCGATAAATTAAATTGACTTTTTTCGCTTAATCTTTGTATTTTATCTTCAGGAAGTCCCGTTAATATTTCTAAGATCTTTAAATTATCTTTTGTTTTATTTAGTTGCTTCCATTCTCCAAATGTTATTTCGGACCAAGAAGTTTTACAAGTATATTTTAATCCTTCCGCTTTAAATTTTATCATCGCCTTTTTACAATTGTGGATTTCGGTGCCGTCCTTTTTGGTACTAAATAAAAATACTCGTTCATCATAAACGCATCCAGTAAATCGGGCGATTGTCCTTGCAAGTACTTTGCCGACATTTCCTTTTTCTGAATAAGTTTATACGGTTCTTCGTCTGTTCGTTTGGCTTTCTTAATTGCTTTCCTTTCAAATAAGAATCTTTGTCGCATTGTCATTTTATCATCGTACATCATATTCGCCACCCTTTCAGATACATAATATTCGCCCGAATTAACTTTGTCGCCTGAGATATAATAACATTGTGTTTTAAGATTTGCGAACTTTCTCAGATCCTTAGAAGTTGGAATTGCTTTTCCATTGTTTAAAAATCCAATTGCACCAGGAATAAACCCCGAAGATGTACCACCAATAAAAGCACCAACCCCGTTCGCATCATAAACAACCCTACTATTCGGAACCTTGTAATCCGCCTGGAATTTCTTTATTTTATTAATAATATCCGCCCCCGAACTTTTATCCATCATTATTAAATCCTCGAGCCGCCTTCCTTCAAAATAACAAATCATTAATTTATCATCGCCAAATATTGCAGCATCTACACTTATCGAACCCGCCCCCTTTTCAACAAATGTATTCGTAAATATATCTTTAAAATTTGTGTAATTATAAACATCGTCAGGA